CCGATCTTTCAGGGGCCGATCTTTCGGGGTCCGATCTTTCGTGGGCCGATCTTTCGTGGGCCAATCTTTCGCGGGCCGATCTTTCGTGGGCCGATCTTTCGTGGGCCAATCTTTCGGGGGCTAATCTTTCGGGGGCTAATCTTTCGGGGGCCAATCTTTCGCGGTCCAATCTTTCGCGGGCCGATCTTTCGGGGGCTAATCTTTCGGGGGCCAATCTTTTGCGGTCCAATCTTTCGCGGGCCGATCTTTCGCGGGCCGATCTTGATTTTTCGTGTATTCCGCTTTGGTGTGGCGGGGCGCATTTTAAGGCTGATCGGAAAATCGTTCACCAGCTGTTAGCCCATATTTGCACAATTGAAATTGTAGACATTGATGACGCCATGGCGGTAGCTATAGAATCGATTCGGTCAGAAGCGTTCAAAAGCCATCGAGCAAACGAACTAAACATCATAAATCCGCTACCCGCAAAGGATGCCTAATCATGGCGACTAAAAAGACGATTTCCGACTACGCGGCCGCTACCCTGGCCTACATGGACAGCGGAAAGGGCCGAACCGCTCGGGTGGTAAACCAACTAGCTCGCGGCTATACCCCGGCCATGTGTGACTTTGCGGCCGTCCAAACGGCGACACGGCTACGAAAATGCGAGACCATCTCGGCCGTCATCGCGGCATTGGGGGCCGGCCCGGATGGTGCGGGATGCGAGCAAGAGAGGCCCGGCATGATCGGCGAAATGGACATCCACGACATCGACAAGGAGGTCGCGCGGATGGAGCGGGAGGGCGACCAGTGGTTCTATGACCTGCGCAAGTGGCGGGAAGGGCTACGGCTAAAGCAAAGCGGCCAAGCGCCGGCTGTTGTTGAGTCAGCGACGCTCAACGATTTATAAGGGGGACTGATGAAAGACTTAGCGGTTTATGAAACTTTCGCCGTCGCGGATATGCGAACAATGGCCGACGCGATGGGGAAAAGCGGGATGTTCGGGAAGTCGCCCGAGCAGCTGTTTAGCCTCATGCTCATCGCCCAGGCCGAGGGGAAGCATCCGGCTATCGCGGCCCAGGAGTGGGACATCATTCAGGGTAAGCCGGCGCTCAATTCGCGCTCCGCCCTGGCGCGTTTCCAAAATGCCGGCGGGAAAATCAACTGGCTAGAGCGAACCGATACCAAGGCAACGGCTGTTTTTTCCCATCCTTCCGGCGGAGAATTGACGGTTTCGTGGGACATGAAGCGCGCACAGCAGGCACAACTATCCGGGAAGGACAACTGGAAGAAATACCCGGCTCAGATGCTTTCGGCGCGCGTTATCGCCGAGGGCGTTCGCGCGGTTCTTCCGGCCTGCCTATCGGGTTTCTACCTCAACGAGGAAGTCCAGGATTTCGATAAGCCGAAAAGCGCGCCGCGAAACGTTACCGAATCCGCGCCGGTTGAAGTGGTGCCGGACATTATCGGTTCCGCTGTCGATAACGGTTCGGAACCGGCCGCGCCGCAGAAGTCCGGCGATACCGAAAACATCGACTACGAGGCGACAATAGCCGAGGCTGTAAAGTCCGGAAAACTGTCATCGTCCGACGCGTCAATCTGGATCGGCCGCCTATCGAAACCGGCAACGCAGAAGGGCGCGGAAGACTGGATACGCGCAAACCTGGAACCCGTCGGCGAAGCGAGAATCGTCAACGAACTTGACAGCGCTGCGGAAGAGGCTTTCGCCGCATCGGCGTCTCCCGGTGACGGTATATTTTGACCATCGAAATCACGCCCGACGGTTACCTATTAAGGGGGAAATGGTGACAATCTATAAGTGCGATCGATGCGGAAAGGAAGTAAAAGGATATAGCAAACTGCGCAATATCCAAATATATAAAAACGGTTATACTGCCTACGAAAGAAAACATGACGACCTTTGCGAAGATTGTATAAACGTTATAACTACAGTCATCAATAACTTTCCGTATCCGGTAGGAGACAAATGTTAATAGAAATCACGCCAGACGGCTACCTTGCCCGCTCTGAGGACAAGCCTATCGTCGGGCGGGTTTATAACCTTGAGGACGCAAAGCATGGGACCGGCGCGCAAAACCGCGCCTTCCATGCCCTTATCGGCGAGTATTGGCGGAGCGGGCAACACTCGTATACGGCAAAGAATTTCGCCGACTTCCGCAACCAGATCAAGCGGCACCTAGGCGCCGGCTTTGAGGCGTTCGTCTACGCGACCATCGACGACGGCAAGCCCGTCATCCATGACGCGGCGACGTTTGACGAGATCCCGGCTGCCGTCCGCCATGACCCGGACCTTAAAAAGCTGGTACGGGGCCGTCTAAAGAGCTGGGCCGACTACCGCAAAAAAGAGCGCATCGACACGCTCAACAACCTGATATCGGAAATGCTTCAAGCCGGTGTCAACACGAAAAAGTTTTACGAGATCATGCATGGAATGGAGGACAAAGCCAATGAGGCCGCCGAACGTACAACCGAAATTTGACGGTCGCGGCGTAATACTCGCCGCCTAAAAATGGCCCATAACAGGGCCGAAACAGTAGGAGGAATCTATGCAGGTAATTATGGGCGAAAAGCTGGGGCCGGCGGCTACAAATGCCGCTAAAAATGCGGTGATCGGTAGAATGGTCGGTATGGCTCGGCTATTATTTGGCGACAAGTCTAGCAGCCTGAAAATATGTATCAGTCCCGTCGACGGCGAAACCGAAATAATCGCCGTGGCTAGGACGAGGGTAGCCGCATGATCATGTACGCGCCGCTCTGGCTCTTGGCGTCACCTTGGCTTCAAGCCCGATGGTGCGCCGAGAACCCGAAAGCGACTAAGCAATTCCATACGCCTAACGGGCGGGCTGTTTCAAGGGCGGCTACCGTTATTCGCCGCGCCCGTAAACCGCACGCCTGCAACGTCTGCGGCCGCCGGATAGAGCCGGGTGAGTCATACGGCGACCGGCGGGGATGGGTAGAAACGGCTAAGCGGTATGTATGCAAAACTTGTTTTGAAGGGAGTAACCATTGAGCGCTATAACGCCAAGTGAGCTAGTATCAGCTATCTTTTCAAATTACGTGAAGCACGAAAAGTGCGGTAAAACGATGATTGTGGTATACGACTACAACGGCGCGATTGAGGAAGTCGAACGGTTTTTGGCTAAACGCGATGACGATCAAGCACGCCGTCCACCAACTACTTGACGACCTACCGGCCGGGCTTATTTCCGGCTGGCAATTGTTTGACTTGGCGTATGCGGCGACCGGGCGGAAGACGTACCCTGATACGCTCTTAAAATATTGCCGGGAATACGCCGACGCGTCCGGGGCGGTATTTGAGTGCGTGGACCGGGTGAAGTCGGTTTATCGATACGAGCCGGGCGCGCGCATCGCTGGAGCGATAAAGGACTGAAGATGATATGGTATGATATGATAAGACAGGATGGAACAAATGGATTATAAGGAATATCTCGATAAAAAATCTCAAATAGGAGGAATGTACGGTTTTACACCGACATTTATACCAGATAAGGCTTTTGATTTTCAAAAACATTTAATTGACTGGCACGTCAAAAAAGGTAGGTCAATGTGCGCCGCCGATTGCGGACTTGGGAAAAGTCTTATAGAACTGGCATTCGCGCAAAACATTGTAGAGAAAACTAACGGGAATACTTTACTTTTGACTCCGATAGCGGTCGGCGCTCAGATGGAACGTGAGGCGGAGAAGTTCGGGATTGAGGCGAAGCGCTCGCGGGATGGTAAGATTAAAGGCAAGATAACCATAACCAATTACGAGCAGTTGCATCATTTTAATCCAACGGATTTTGAGGCTTTAATTTGCGATGAAAGCTCGATTCTTAAAAACTTTCGCGGACAGTATAAGCAAGAGATAACCGCTTTTAGTCGCAAGATAAAATATCGATTGCTTGCTACCGCAACGGCCGCGCCAAATGATTTTATTGAGCTAGGGACTTCGAGCGAAGCTCTTGGTTATCTTGGGTATATGGATATGCTATCTAAGTTTTTTATCAACGATCAAAACAACTGCGCGACAAATAGACGAGGACGGTTTACCGAAGAAACGAAATGGCGATTGAAGGGACATGCGCACTTAGCTTTTTGGCGTTGGGTGTGTTCCTGGGCGCGGGCGGTTCGGATGCCTTCAGATTTAGGATTTGATAATGATGGATTTGTCCTTCCGGAATTAATAGAGGACGAGATAGAACTAAAAGAGCTTGACGCTCTGCTTCCAGGAATGCTTTTTTCCGTGCCGGCTGTGGGATTAAAAGAGCAACGCGATGAAAGAAGGATTACGGTACGTGATCGATGCGAACATGCGGCCGATCTAGTAAATAATACCGGAGACTTTGCGACAGTATGGTGTAATCTAAATCAGGAAGGCGATCTATTGGAGAAACTTATACCCGACGCAATACAGGTATCGGGCAAAGATTCTGACGACGCTAAGGAGGAAAAGCTGATTGCATTTTCGACCGGAAATGCTCGCGTTATAATCACTAAACCAAAAATAGGAGCCTGGGGACTAAATTGGCAACATTGTAATCATACCGTATTTTTCCCGACGCATTCTTACGAGCAATATTATCAGGCGATTAGGCGTCAATGGAGATTCGGGCAGAAAAGAAAAGTAAAAGCTGATTTAATATTTACCGAAGGCGATGCAATGGTAATAGGATCGCTTAGGAGAAAAAGAAAACAGGCGGATAATATGTTTACGCAGCTTGTATCCGAAATGAATCACGCACTATCGGTAGATGGATCGCGCGATTTCAATACAACGGCAACAATGCCTTCTTGGTTATAGGGGTGGGAAATGATTGACAGGCAGATTATAAACGAAATGTACGCGATTTATCAGGGCGATAGCATGGAGCTAATGCACTCGATGCCAGATGCTAGTATACATCTTTCGGTATATTCTCCTCCGTTTGGAGGGATGTATCATTATTCCAGTTCTGACCGAGACTTGTCAAACTGTGATAATTATAAGGATTTTTTTGAGCATTACGCGTTTTTTGTTAAAGAACTAGAACGGCTTACTAAGCCAGGACGTTGCACGGCGGTACATTGCATGGATGTTCCGTCGAGTAATTCCGGTAGCGATCATCTGCGCGATTTTCCGGGCGATATTATCCGACTTCACGAATCACTAGGGTTTAATTATATCGCCCGTCATTGCATATGGAAGGAACCGCTCGCCGTCCGCAATCGAACGATGCAAAAAAACCTAGCACATAAAACGGTCGTCGATGATTCGATAAACTGCGGAGTGGCATCGGCTGATTATCTTTTAATCTTTAGAAGGAATGGAGAAAACGAAGTACCGATTGCGCATCCTTTTGGGCTTCAATATTATTCCGGTGAGCGGAAAATACCCGATGAATTACTAAAATATAAGAATTACAAGGGCAAGCAAACTGAAAATCGATTTAGTCATTGGATATGGCGGCAATATGCTTCCTCTTTTTGGGATGATATTCGCATTGACCATGTATTGAAGTTCAAGCCGGCTCGCGGTGAAGATGATGAAAAGCATGTACATCCTCTGCAACTTGACGTAATCAATCGCGTTATAATATTACGCTCAAATCCTGGTGAGGTAGTCTTCACTCCGTTTATGGGTGTCGGATCGGAGGTTTACGGGGCGGTGATGAATGGGCGCAAGGGAATCGGCTGCGAATTGAAGCCGACCTATTTTGAACAAGCCGAACGTAATCTTGATAGCGCTCGTTGGGATACACCAGACGATAATCCTAGTTTATTCGATGAAATGGAGGAGATAGATAAAGATTTTGAGATCGAAGGAGAATAGCATGTACCTAAAAGACCTTATCCCGGCTCTTGAAAAAGAGATCGCCTTCGGACGCGAAAAGTACGGCGCGTACCATAACGCTCACGAACATTACGCGGTTCTCCAAGAAGAAGTCGATGAATGGTGGGAGGCAGTAAAAGGTAACGCGGCCCGTAGTTGCCAGTATGAACTTCTCCAAGTCGCGGCGGTAGCGCTACGGTACATCCTGGAAAACGGAGTGTTAGATCAAGTCGAGTACGTCCAGGAAAAACGACACGCGATAAAGGAATAGCTTGCAAATTCCGGCGACCTATGATAGTATTTAAGCGTCAACGGGCTGGCTACCTGTTGACAAGCGGTTACCTTGGACGGGGTAATATCAAGAGCGTTTATCGAGTCAATGGGGTGCGTCCACACCTCGCCCTTTAGCCGGGGTTGACTCGATAAGCGCTTTTTTATTTTGGGGTTGTATGCGTGAGATAAAGTTCAGGGCGTGGGATTTGAACGAAGACGAATATATACCATGGGAAAGCCTAAAAAAGGTTGTTTATAATCAAGACTATTTTCGGAATAGGCATATTTCCGAAGATGCTCTTAGCGCCTTGACTGACCCATGTATTATTCTTGAGCAATTTACCGGCCTCCGCGACAAGAACAACAAGGAAATATACGATGGTGATATCGTCCATGTCCGCGATGTCAATGGTTGCGATGATGTATGCGATACGGGTATCGGACCCGTTGTATTTCTCGAATCTTGCGGGCTTTGGTATGTTGGAGGGAAACTAAATAACGGCCTATTTGATCTCCACCAAGAAAATTATATCGAAGTCATCGGAAACATCCACGAGCCGGTAAAAGATGAGTGACGCTAAGAAGTATTACTACCTAAAAGTAAAATATCTTGTGTTTTCCCATATAGTATGATACTATGAAGTGTCAACACTCTGGCGGGATGTTGACTAGGAGCGCTGCACGGCGTGATATTGAAGAGGCTTTCGACCCCCTAGCGGTACGTGCATACCGCGAACGCCGCCAGCGAGGGGATCGGAAGCCTTTTTTTATTCGGCGGGATATATGGCAAAGGTAGACATCTGGATGCCCGTTTATATTGGCGACTACCTACGCGATACCGAGGAACTAAGCGCGGCAGAGCATGGCGCCTATTTTTTATTACTTATGCACTATTGGCAAAAATGCGGCGAGATTGGTAGCGATATTGGCAGGCTGGCGCGTGTTGCAAGGACCGATGAAGAAACCGCCCGGTTTATTCTAGGTTATTATTTCGTTTTAGTTGACGGAAGTTATAAAAACAAAAGAGCCGATGAAGAGATAAGAAATGCCGAAAGACGGCGATCTTCTGCTACTGAAAACGGAAAAAAAGGCGGAAGGCCATCTAAGAATAACCCACAGGAAACCGACGGGTTAGCTAAACGTAACCCACAAAAAAGCTCTTCATCTTCATCTTCATCTTCATCTTCATCTTCATCTTCATCTTCACAATCACCATCAACTTCACAAAAAAAGTATAAGTCAGAATATTCCGATACTTTTTTAACCTTTTGGGAATCATACCCAAAAAAAGACGGTAAGAAGATAGCCTTCCGAGCATGGAACGCCGAGTTGAAACGAGGAACTAAACCAGACGACATTCTCTACTGCCTAGATCGCTACAAGACGTATCTAAAAAATAACAGCATAGCCGATCAGTACACTAAAAACCCGGCAACCTTCATAAACAATTTTGAGGACTGGCGGACGCGTAACGTTGAGCGGGCCGATAATAATCAATCTTTCGGCCGAGATACGCTCAAGGTACATACTCGAACCGCAATGCTTGAACTGGGGGACTAGATGAAAACCGGCGGCGAAATAGTGCGGGAAATGTTCGGTACAATGTTTCAAGACTACGGCAAGGAAATATCACGGTTACCGGCTACTTGCGAAAAGCACGGAGACTATATCGACATTGTAACCGTCGGAATGAGTGGGAAACCTTGGCATTCGGCATGCCCAACGTGTGAAAGCGAAAGGGACGCGGAGGCAGCTGAGCGTTTTAGGCAACACGAGGAAGCGGAGAAGGCGGAAAAGGAACGGGCGAAACAAGATGCGCGGCTGGCCTGGCTAAAAGACGCCGGAATAGAACCGCTTTACTACGGAGCAACGCTTGAAACCTTTATCGCCGAAACGCCAGAGCAAAAGCACAACGTTCAGCGCGTTCGAGACCTGATAGCCGGGAAGATCGGCAAGATTATTATGCTCGGCAGCAATGGAACCGGGAAGACGCACCTAGCATGCGCGGCCGTCCAGGCTTTAGGCGGTAAGATTATAACCATGTATGAGATTTCCGCCATGATCCGGGCGAGCTACACCAACGAAGGATCGGAGCTTGACATCGTGGACCAGCTGGCTCAATACCCGCTTCTCGTCATTGACGAAATGGGCCGGACTAAAGGGAGTGATAGCGAAATGAACTGGCTGTCGTACATCATCGACAAGCGACACGCCCGCGGCCTCCCGCTTATCATCATAAGCAACAAGCACGCGCGGAAGCGGTGCGATAAAGGTGGATGTCCGAACTGCCTGGAGAACTACATAGGAGAAGACATCATGAGCCGGCTAAGCGACGGCGGCGTCATGCTGGCGTTTACGGGTGAGGACTGGAGACGGAAATCGAAAGCGATGGGCATATAATCACGATAGGTGATCCGATAGCAAATCTATTTTAGGGGGAAATGATGGACAAGAAAGAGGCAATCGAGCGGATTGATGCACTAGAGTTGAAAGCGCGGGATTGATAAGCGTGTACAAGTACAAAATAGCCAAAGGCAAGCGAAACCCGGCAAAGGCCACGGCCTGGAAGTGGTTTAGCCTATACATCCGCCTCCGCGACTGCCTATCTACAACCGGCAGCGCGGAATGGTGTATATGCCCTACGTGCGGTCAACGGGTAGCCTATGAGGATATAGACGCCGGTCATGCTCTAGGGCATCGTCAAGGATCAGTCTTGTTCGATGAGTCGATAACCTATGGGCAATGTCGGGCGTGCAACCAAGCCGGCGACGGGGAGAAGCAGGCCTTCAAGGCTTTTCTTATCCGCAAGTACGGGGCCGCATGGTACGAAATGAAAGACGACGGAAAGAGTCAAACGGTAAGCTATACCGAGTTCGAGTACCGGGCGATAGCCGACAAGTACCGAAAAGCTTATAAGGCTTTGCTAAAGTAGGTGGGATGGGGTATAATAAAGGCGTATGGGTGAATCTAATCTTGTCCCTACCAACAAACGAAGCAAGGATGAAGCAAGAGAAATAGGGAAAAAAGGCGGCATAATGTCCGGTAAGTCGCGCCGCCAGAAAAAACTAATGACGCAGATATACGGTGAATTCCTAGCCGGTAAGTACGACGTAACAATTGACGGTGAAGTTAAAAAGATATCGGGCGACAAGTTGACGCTTGAGATAATAAAAAAGATATTGACGAAAAGCCGTAGCGATTCGGCGAAGGTGTCATTATTGAAAGAGATTAGGGAAGCGACGGAGGGAAGCACGTTAAATATAAACTCGCCGCTTCTTTTTTCGGAGCTTACCCAAGAAGAACGGGAAGCGCTCTTGGCTGAAGAGATCGAAAGGCGAACGGTTGAACGATAAAGAGTTCTACCAGCTTATCCAAGAAACCCGCGCCGGCCGCGCCCGTGCAAGTCATCTTGAGTTCATGAATCATTGCTGGCGCGGCATGGCACCGTTTACTCCGGGGTTCCATACCAAAAAGATATGCGCCCGTATCGATAAAGCGATAACCGATTTCCGCAACGGTAAGACGACTTACCTGTTGATAAATGTCCACCATCGCGCGGGGAAAAGCGATATCGTATCGCGGTATCTTGGGCCGCACTTTTTAGGCGAATTTCCAGGCGCCGAGGTAATGCAGGTTTCTTACGCGGCAGATAAAGCCGTTGAATTCTCCGCCTTCGCGCGCGGCGTTATCGATTCGACGAAATACCGTCAATGCTACCCCGACCTAAAACTATCCGCCGACACAAACCGAAAGGACCATTACTTGACCGACTGCGGCGGCGGGATAATGGCGACTGGCCTCCAGGGTCACATGACGGGTTCAGGGTACGCGCTTGGTATTCTGGACGACTACTGCTCCGGCCGCGCGGAGGCGGAAAGCCTCGTGCAGCGTGATAGCGCATGGAACGCCTTCACTAATGACTTTATGACGCGCATTGCGCCGGTTGGCATTGTACTTGTTCTGGCTACTTGGTGGCATAGCGACGACATAACCGGTCGAATTATTAAGGCCATGAAAGATGATCCGGACTTTCCGCGATTTGAGATATTACAATTTCCGGCGAAGGCTGTTGACTATAAAGGCGAAGGACGATACCCGGCTGAATATCTATTCGAGGAACGGTACTCGAAAGACTGGTATAGGGCGCAATATGCGACGCTTGGGAAATACTCGGCGTCCTCAATCCTTGACTGCAACCCGATGCTTCGGACCGGCGGCCGGTTCGCCATTGAAAATATAGACTGGTATGACGAATTGCCGAAAGGAAAGTCACTTCGCTGGATTAGAGTTTGGGACTTAGCGCATACCGCCAAGCAGCGCGGAGGCGATAACCCGGACTGGACATCAGGCACGCGGCTATGCTTCGAGAAAGTTCCAGGCGATCCGGTTCCCCATTTATGGGTTGATGACGTAATGCGGACGCGAGAAGAGGCCCCGACGCGCGACGCTAAAATCAAGTCCATCGCGCGGATGGATGGAACGTCAATACGGCAATGCGTGGAATCATCGCTAGACGCAAAAGACGCATACCCATATCTAAAAAAAGCAATGCCAGAAATAAGCTGGAATAAAATTGATATTTCATCGTTTGGTGATAAGGCAATGCGGGCGGTTCCATTAGAGCCAATATTTGAAGCTGAAAAGCACGTACACGTAAGGCGTGCCGCTTGGAATGATGACTGGAAGGATGAACTAATGCGGTTTGATGGTCTAGGCAAGGAACACGATGACCAAGTTGACAATTTATCAGCTGGGTATATAATGCAGATAGGTGGCCGTGTCGTTCGCGCCGGCCCTTCGGCCATTAGACTAGGATTGTGAGGCCATCATGGACATAGAATCCATACAGAAGTTAATATCCGCCGACACGGCCCGCCGCAGTAAAATAGATATACAGAAATCATACATGAACGGGGAAAACCGCACCATTCTTGAACGCGTTGCCCATGAAGAGCCTGACAATCGGATATGTATTCCCATCGTCCGCAAGGCCGTGACTATCACGTCCGGCTATATGGCTAAAGTTGGCGATATCGTCTACTCGACTGCGAAACAGGCAAAGCGCAAGGGAATCGGCGGGGTAATTGACGCGGTGAAGAAAGCCGTTGCCGGCGATTATTTCGATGCCAAACTAAAGCCTATATTTGATTCCAATGATGAACAGCTAACAACGCATGAAGAGTTTGAAACGGCTTGCGCTCATGGTATGGCTTGGGAGTACCACTATACCGCCGACGGTGAGCCGCGATTTGTCGAGATACCCGTAGAGCAATGTATCCCGATATGGACAGACGACCTACCGCCTAAACTGGGCGGGTTCATCCGGTACTATACCACGGCAAGCGGAACCGACCAAGAAATGAAAGAAGCGCTTGTTTTCGATGATGCAAAGTGCGACCATTACATTGGTAAGACTTTCAACGATTTAGGATATGTCGCCGTAGGTAGTTTTCTCCATGGGTATGGAGAAGTACCGTTCGCTCAGGCTAAGATAAACCGATACGCTCAAAACCTGTTTGACCATGTTCGGACAATAATCGATTTCCGCGATAGAATCGTGTCCGAGGATTACGCGAACGAGGCGCAACGTTTTTCGTCGTCGTATCTTTTACTGCGCAACCGACTATCGGATGAACTTGATGCCTCCGGGCTTTCCGACTTGGACAAGATTAAGATTACGCGGACATTTGAAGACCTAGGCGATAACGTAAACAACGCGGTAGCCTTCCTGGTTAAGAATATCCCGATTGACTTTATTAAGAATGCCGACGAGCTTTTTGAGCGGCTAAGTTATGACATGATGATGCTGTTCGACAATAACGACATGGCGACGACGGGGCAGATATCCGGAATATCTCTTGCCTATAAACTGCTACCTTTTGAGTATGCTTGCGCTACCTATGAAGCGTACTTTTCCCGCTTCTTGCAATGGCGGATTCGGTTGATTCAAAACGTGACTGGAAATATGAGCGTGCGAAAACTTGACCGGCCGCAGGTTTCGATTCAATTCCGGCGCAACCTACCGTTCGATATGCAGTCCGCCGTCGATATGTTTACCAAGTTATCGCCGGCTGCGTTGCCGATTAAGACGGCGCTTAAACTATTCCCGGCGTCGTTCATCGATGACCCGGATCAGGTCGCTAAGGAAATGGAAGCGGCGGCCGCTATGCCGAATATGGATACGGAAGATGAAGGAGAAACCAACAATGACAACCAAGATAGACGCGAATAAAGAACTACCGCCGAACGAAGAAACTGTCCAGGTTTATATCAAAGGAACCGAAAACCCGATCCCGGCGTTTTTCTCAACGACCATGCAGGAATGGCGGACGCTGGGCGGATACAAGATCGAGCCTACGCATTGGGTTAAGTACGTACCGGATGCGCCGAAAGAAAAGGCAGCCAATGCCTAACAATTTCGCTGATCTAAAAAAGCTAGAAGAAAGTCGCTTCGCCGCATGGGAGAAGCGGCAAGACTACATAGACAAAATACTATTGCGCAATTATAAAACCGCCTACCAAGAAACCATCGATCAAATGGCAAAGCTGTACGCTAAGGTTGGACTGAAAACTCCGATTGACGGACGATCAATCCGCATGGAAGACGCTGTCCACTATCGCCAACTTGAAAACAAGCTAGATAATATCGCCTCCGAAATGGTCAAACTCCGAAATAAAGGCGTCAAACTTACCGAAGAAAACAGCGCCAACTCGATACAAGACGCATACTACGGCAACCAGTGGGCGCTTGAGCAGACCGTCGGGGTTGTCTTGCCGATTCCCGCGCTACCGGTCGGAGTTATCCGCGCATCGGTATTTTCCGACGAGTCGGGGCTTAACCTTGTCAAGACTTGGGAAAAGAACAGCATGGATGCAAGGTGGGCGACGCAAGCGACGATCACGCGCGGGGTAACTCAAGGCTATTCATATACCAAAATGGCGCGGGCGATTAAGGATCAATTCGATAAAGGACTATGGCAAGCGATGCGGGTGGTACGGACTGAAGCCGGCCGCAACTGGTCCGAAGGCGCTGAAGCGCTACACGGCAAAGCTACCGAATTAGGGCTTGAGGTCCGCAAGCGGTGGAGCGCGGCGCTCGATATGCGGACGCGTACGACTCATGCGAGCCTAGACGGTACCTATGCCGACGACAAGGGTCTTTTCTGGATTGACGGATCATCGGCTGAACAGCCGCGATTATTCGGGGTAGCCGCTGAAGATATAAATTGTCGGTGCAGTGCATATGACGTTCTAGATGATATCGGCCCTACCGTCCGCCGGATACGCGGAAAAGGTATCCAGCCGTACCAGACGTTTGAGGAATGGGCGACACCGGCCGGGTGGACTAAGGAGCGAGGATGGCCAAAGCTAAAGCTGTAAAATATCCAATCATATACGAAATGCGCCGGGGTACTTGGAATGATTATTGGAGAGTAGCAATATATAAAAACAATGCCGCATTGAAAAAGGGATTGAAAGCCGAAGGGATTGTCGATGCTACGCCCGATACCCTAGCGCTTGTCCATTCTACCGCAAGCTATACAAAAAAACTGGAATGGGGTGATTTTACAAGTTCTATGTTTGCGACTCTTTTTTTATCGCTTGACAATATGGGAACTGAAATACTTTGCCATGAATCTGTCCATATTGGCATGGCGCATGAACGCTTTATTAACCGTTTCAAAATGGAATATGGCGATCAATGCGGAACAAATGAGGAACGGCTTGCATATTACATCGGAAGTGTCATGCGTGGATTAGTTGAGACGTTACGCGAAAATGGCCATATCGAATAGCTTGGACCCGGCGAATGGCTGGCCAAAAGTTAATCTAAAAACATGACGTTGACAACTAGGGTATCTAGGGCTATAGTTTAGCCTAATCCAATCATACGCGTGCCGGGGCTTGCGTCGGCGGGCAAAGGAACTTCCTCATGAACCTGAAAGACATTATCGGGAAATTACCGGAATCTGACCGCGTTGAGGCGGAAAAGGTTATCCAAGAAGCAATCGTGGCGGCGAATCCGCTGGCCGGGGTTGACTCAAAGGAAAAGGCCGCCGAGTTCATCGCCAAAAACACGATATTGAAAGGGGCGTTTGACGCCGGGATATCAAAGGCGGTGGAAGATCACGATACGCGGTTCAAGGCGGAAAAGCTTCCGAAAATCGTGGAAGCTGAGATCAAGAAACTGACCGGGCCTGAGACCGACCCTATCAAGCTTGAGTTAGCCCAGATCAAGGCCGAACGAGAAGCGGAGAAAGCCGAAGCCCGCCGAGACAAGCAGCGGGCGGTTGCTTTGAAAATCGCCGCCGAAGAAAAAATCCCGGTAAAGTACATCGATAGCTTTTTGGATGAAGACGACCTGAAGACGACCGCCAAGGTGAAAGACTTCGCCGCCGAAATGAAGAAGTGGGCGACCGAGCAGACCGAAGCGGTACTGAAAGAAAGGCTTGGAAATAACGGGAAGCCGAGCGGCGGAACGTTGACGCCTCCGGCCGACCTGTTGACCAAGTATAACGAAGCGCTTAAAGACCCGAAGCGGGCCGACGAAGCGCTCGCGTTGCATGAACAGTTAGAGAGCGCCGCTAGAACGGCGAAATAGGAGCAAATATGTCCACTCCCATGGATTCGGATGTCCTCAATTATCGAGGGCTACTTTTTGCCTACGGTGCCAACGCGACGCCGTTCCTGGCGTCTATCGCCAGTAAAACCAAACGCACTCGCGCCTGGACTATCCCGATATCGAATTATTACACTCCCGGCGGCGGTGCTCAAACCGTCGTATCCGAAGACACCGCGAAATCTGATGCCGTGGCGACTACCGTTGAACTGGCGCAGGCCGTCAACGTATGTCAAATCCAATGGCGGCATGTCGAATCGACTTTCCGCAAGGAATCCGTATCCGGTCAATTCTCCGACGTCAATGGCGACGGGTTCGGCGAAAGTCTCACGAATATCGCCTTCCAGAAAAAGGTAAACCTTATAGCGCTTGCGAAAGACTTGGAGTATTCCATGCTCCAAGGTTCTTATGTTCCCGAAGGCACGAGCGCTACCGCGACTTCGATGCGCGGATTTAAGAACGCGATTACCACTAACACGGTGGCCGCCGGTTCCAAGAATCTGGAAAAAACCATGATTGAGGAACTTGTCCGCGAAATGGTCGCTTCCGGTTCGCCATTCATTGACCCGGTGGTGCTTTGCGGCGCTTATCAAGTTCAGCGGCTTTCCGACATATACGGATATGCCCCGATGGATCGCAATATGGGCGGCGTGTATATAAAGGATTTCTTAGTTCCCGGCGCTGGCGGTTCCGGTATTCTTACCGCGCTTTACTCGCCGCAAATGCCGACCGATCAAATATACATCGTCGAACGTTCGGTATGCGCTCCGGTATTTTGCCCGGTTCCGCCTTCCACCGAAGGCATTCAGATCGGCGACCGAATGGATGCCGGTGCAGCTCCTGGGCTTGATGTGGGCTATTACGTAAAGGCTCAGACCGCGGCCGTTGCCGCTGGCTTCCTGTACATGCAGCCGTCTTTCGATTACGGTCCGGAAATGTATCACGGATCGATTACCGGCCTCGCGACTTCGGCGTAAGGAGATGAATCATGAAGTTTGAAAGTTCATCCGCCATCTCGAAGGGATTGGGCAACGCCCTAGAAGTTATCTCTGAAGTGGGCTCCCTTCCGTTCATTCGCGGTACTTGGTACTATGTTGACCCTGAAAAGGGATCAGATACGGCTGACGGTCGGACGATTGATACGGCCGTGCAAACCATCCGCTCGGCCTACGACAAATGCCTTACTTCGGTAGGCGACGGTATTTGTCTTTTAGCCTATCCGTCCACGACTACGGCTGACACTACTGCCTATCTAGGCGGTACGTTGACATGGGCAAAACACGGAATTACGGTAGTAGGCGTTGCTTCAAAGCAGGGTTTTGACTGCCGGGCTCGTATTGCGTCTATTGATCGGGCGTATACGTATGCGTCTACTTGTTCGTGGACTACTCTAGTATTGACCGACACTGCCGCGACGTTTATTGATGACGGATTCCAGGTCGGGGACGGCATCCTTGTTACCGTAGATACCGGTACCGCTATCACTTCGATGCGTACTTTGACCGCCGTTACGCAGACCACGCTTACATGGACTGGCGCTATTACGGCAAATTCAACCACGACGGCAGGAATCATATCAACGCACTGCCGGCCGCTGATTAATGTGACCGGACGCGGAAACAGTTTCATCAATATCGGGTTCATCCAAAATGGCGACACGGCGACCGATGACGGCGCCATGCTGGTTTCCGCCGATTACAACTACTACGAGAACTGCTATTTCAACATGACGAACGCGACGGCTACGGCGCAGACTACGGCGTACTGTCTCACGGTCAATTCATCCGAAAACGTGTTCAAGCATTGTTTCTTCGGGAGCAATTCCACGGCGTGGGCTGCGGCAAACGCTCTCATTCGGCTTGGCGTTTCCACGCAACAGATCGGGCAAGACTATTTCGAGGACTGTTACATCACTTCCAATTCGACGACCGCCGGACATATGGCCGTAGCGATCACGAACGCGGCGACGCTGGGAGGTTGGGTTTTATTCCGTGGCTGTTCGTTCGTCAACTGGTACAGCGGCGCGGCTACGGCCTTGACCGCTGCTATTGGCGGAACCGATACCGACAACATGGGCATTCTACTTCAGAAGTGCGCAATGGTTGGCTGGGCGATCTGGGTTGATGCTGGATGGGACAACGTCTACACCGACGTTCCCGCTTCGGCCGCGACCGGTGGCGTTGCCGTGGTGACCGGCTAATGAAAATCTACGGATCGGGTCAACTTCGATATCCGGGAACCTCCCGCGTCGTATGGGATTTTGAAGATGGGCCGTTCGATACGGTCAATCCGACGCTCATTGACGCGGCGAGGCGGCGCGGGTATTCCTTCACTCCGCCGGTCGTTCTGGAACCTGAATTGACAAACGGCGCTCCTGAACCGGAAGAACCAATCGAAGCCGATCAAGAGATCGTACCGAAGGAGGTACCGGAGGCCGTCGCTCCGGTACTGCCGGACGCTGAAGCAAAGCGACGGCCGGGCCGCCGTAAAGGTGGGGCAAAATGAGCATTCCTAGGCTCACGCAACTTGCGGAAAAATGGGACCTTGAGGATGTCGAGTTCAAAGAGCTCGTCTATGCAATGGCCGGGGATATCGACGAAAGCTTGACCGCCATCCTCGTAGAGCTCAAGAAGCTCAACCTTCAAGCCGTTAGCCTTGGCGCTGATGAAGTAGACGACGAAGATGTCGTCGAGGAGTAAACCATGAATCTCTCTGTCACTGGAATGGACGGCAATAAGCGCGACCTCAAAACCGTAATGGGCGATGCTCTTTCCGCGTCGAACTTCGGCCCGGAGGTTTTCGACTGGACGCGGCGCGGCTGGGTATATACCGCTCGGCCTACCGCCGCTGCCGCTCTCATCATCTTCTCTACGGCGACGAACGCCCCCACCCTGTGGAATCCCGAGGGATCGAACAAACTCATCGTTCCGCTGGCAATCAACCTTCACCCCGTCGCGGTCGCCTCCGCCGTTCATACCGGCGTTCTGCTCGGCCTGAAATCGGGATGCGGAAACGTCCCGGCTACCGGAGCGCCGTTCCCGACCTTCACGAACAAATTGCCGACGAACAACTTCCCCGCGCTCGGCACTCCGGCAAAAGCGAAATTCGCCGATAACGTGGTGACGTTCACCGCCATCCCGACGACTTTCGTAGACCTGGGCATGTATCAAGCGGCCGCCGGCCTCCCGGTTGATCCGCACTACAATTTCCGCGGCGAAATCGTCCTCGGCCCTGGCGATGCTATGTCAATCATGGGTCAAGCGGCTTCCGTCAATACCTACTGGATTTCCGTCGTATTTGCCGAAATCCCCGTAGACACTGCCGAGCTTGGTCTGTAGAAATTGCGGGCGGTCTTGACGCGTTTATCCTCCTTTCGCGTTGGGGCCGTCCGTTTCTTTAAGGGGAGCATATGGGGATATTGTCTAAGCTCTTCCGTCTTGCCGAATTAGAGAATGAAGAGCTAACGCACTATAAGGCGACAATATCTTCAGACCATGCCTACATTCATAAGGGTATGGCTTTTACCTATGCGGGAAATACTGGCGTTCTAGCGGCAGGAGCAACCTACGCACTTTCGTTTACTACCCCTACATTTAAAACTATTCACCTCCGCCCAACTGGATTCTATTCAACCGCTAATGCCATGGAATTGCGGATAGCCGAAGGATCGACGGTAACCGGCGGATCGTCTGGGGTGGCAATAAATAGAAATAGAGACCTGAAAAGACCGAGCAAGGTTTTGATCGGGTATGGCGTAACTATATCGGCTGAAGGTACAATATTAGATTATGAATATGCAGGATCGCAGGGCGCTGGTGCCAATCGTAACGGCGGATCGGGCGTTCCGGCAGATGAAGAAATCGTATTAGCAAAAAATACTATATATAGTGTTAGAATAGAAAATATCGGTGCCACTACGGCGTCAACCGGGTACTATAAGCTTTTTTGGTATGAGGAAAAATAAATGGTAACGCTTGCCGAGGTTAAAGCCTTTCTCCGAATATCCGACACGGACGC